GCCATTGAGACCGCGTTGCGCAACGTTGAGCAGCGCATCAATGGCGGACATGTCAAGGACATCAACGAGCTCATAGCGGAGGCTGTAGGCCAAGGCACGGGACTGGGCAGCGGTGCGCTCAAGCCTGCTGGACTGGGTACGACGATCAACAACATCGACGCGAGTGTATTTTTCAACCTTGGAGGTATCGAGGTGACCGCCGAAGTTGCTGGCGCCGTATCATCGCAGGCGCAGGCCGCTGGAAAGTCGATCGGCGAGGCAGTGATGGACGTGCTACAGCCATGGATGAACTCGGCATTCCAAGCGCAGAGGGGGCAGATTCTTGGCTAACTACAATCAATTCGCGCTGTTCGCAGCCAAACGGCCATCGATCGGTAACATCGTGCTCAACTGCACGCTATCGGAGCGGCACGGTCGACGCTACGCGATTTCGGAATCACCGATCGAGAACGGCGCGACGATCACCGATCATGCGCTCAAGCTGCCGCGCGTGCTTGACATCGTGGGTATTCTCTCACCTTACCCAGACAATATACAGCAAGCATTGGCCAATAAGGCATCTGCATTCGTTGGTCAGGATGGATTCCCCGATGCTCGCGGCACGTGGGCTCGCATCGTCGCGCTTGCGGATTCTCGTATCCCATTTGACGTCTATACTAATCTTGAACTCTACCGAAACATGATGTTTGAGTCGTTTGAGCACACCGAAGACGACCAAACAAGCGGCAGCATCATCACTCTCGTTGCGACACTTCGTCAGGTCCAGTTCGCAGCGACGATCAGCGAACTCAATATCGCCGACAGTGTACTAAACAACCTATCATCAGCCGACGATGTCGGCTTGCAAGGTACGTCGCCGCTATGAGCACGGTGCAAGTCAACGGGCCACAAAAAAGTCAGTCGATCGACATCTCGTGGCGTAGCGTTCTTGATGGCGTCATGTATCGGTTTCGGCTGAAATACCGCGAGCGCTACGATTGCTGGGACCTGCAGATCGCCGAATCCGACGGGTCGATTATCATCGATGGCATCCGCGTCACCGAGGGAATCGATCTGCTGTACCCGTATTCGGACCCGCGCTTGCCACCTGGCGAGCTGATTTGCGTGGATACGCAGGGCCTCGGCGCAGCGCCAACACGTCGAGACTGGCGCGAGCGCCATATACTGAAATATATCGAGTCCATTGAGATTGTCGTCGACAACGAACTCGCATCGAGCCAGGCGGTTGTACCGTCATGACACCCGCACCGTTACGACTGCTCTCGATGAACGTGTTCTCGCAAACGGAGCGCATCGAGATAAATAATCCATTCATGGACACTCAGCTAGAGATGGACATGTCGTGTACAATGTCTATCTCCCCAGACGCAAACTCTGCGATGGTAAGAATTATGAATCTCTCGCGCAAGACGAGGGAATCGCTCGCAGGTGTAACGCGTCGATCACTAGATGTGTCTGGGCTAATTGCTGGCCAGCCCGCGATCCTGTCGTCATTGGGAGGCGTGCCAATAGTGCAGAGCACTGCTGTAGAGCGTGGCGATTGCGTCGTAGAGATTTATGGAGGATATACCGACAAGCCAGCGATGCTATTCGTTGGCACGTCACAATGGATACGGCACCACCATGAGGGGCCGACATGGATCACCGAGATACAGGTTGGCGACGGGCTGTCGACCATGATGGAAGGTGTTGCATCGAGGGCGTTTCCTCCTGGCGCTAAGGTGTACGAGGTCGTGGAGTATCTTGTGCGCGTGATGGCACTCGGCCGAGGTAACCTCAGCGAGACATCATTGCTAGCTGCACTTGGAGCTCAGGACTCGACATTCCCGTTTGGATGGACTTCGTTCGGAGATGCGAAGTGGGCGATGACGCAAGTACTAGGCAACATGGCAGAGTGGTTCGTTGACAGAGGCGAATTTTATGTCGTAGCAAAAGGCGAGGCTCTGCCAGACGTGCCGGTCATCATATCGGTCGATACTGGCATGATCTACAGTCCGGTACCAGCCGAGTACGGAAAGATTCGTGTGCGCAGCATCATGCGGCCAGACATACGCATCGGTCGCAAGGTTCGTGTTGTTGGTCCGTATTATGAGGGTGTGTATCGAGCAGAGGTCGTAACGCATAACGTCAACAATAGAGGAGGCACGGCGACGACAGACGTGTTACTATCCGCAGCACCGGGGGCATTTTAATGAGCGACCAAGAGCCAGATCTAAACGACGTTTTTCGAGTCGCACTTGAGCGCGTCCAATCGTCGATTCGTACGGCAGTCCCTGCGAGAGTCGTGTCGTTCGACCGTGTACCTCGGCAGTGCTCAGTGAATGTCGACATGCTGGCGACTCTCCGCAGCGGCGACGTCATAGCCATACCGCAGATCGACCGCGTGCCGGTCCAGTGGCCTGCAGGCGGGGGATGGGCCATGGACGCTGATTTGGCGGTAGGCGAAAATGTGCTGCTCATCGTGTTCGATCGCGACATCTCTGGGTGGCTGCCTGCTGGCGCGGTCGAGGCCCCAGTGCGCCGCATGATGCACGACATCTCGAGTTGCGTGGCCATACCTGGGCTACGCCCGATATCCCGCCAAGGCAAGCAGTCAGTGGCTCCTGGCGAGCTGTTCATCGGCGCGGACTCGGGTAGTCCTCCGATGCTCACGATGCGCAAGACGCCGGCCAGCGCAACGCTAGAGGCCACGACGATTTCGCTCGGTGCCGATGCGACTCCGTTGCAGGGCGCGGCTAGGGTCGGAGACACGGTGCTCGCTGGCGCAACGATGACGACGTGGATCGCAGCCGTGACGACGGCGATCAATACACTGGCGCCTGGCTCTGCAATTCTCCCAGTTGATTTTGGAGCAATATCAACCGGCTCAACAAAAACGAGGATCGAATGAGCTCACTAATTCTTGACTGGTATATCGACCATGATGGTCTTAGCGAGGCTCGAGGTCAGCGCTCGAATCCGAAGATCCTCGCGTGGATTCGTCGTTTTTTCCGAGACGCAGATGACGACTCAACGATCGCATGGTGTGGCATTGCCAGGCATGAGGCAGCGTTAGCTACTGGCACTCCTAGCGTCAAAAATCCGTTCCGTGCACGATCATGGCTAGCCTACGGAGTTGCAGTGTCTATCGATGAGATGAAGCTAGGTGATACTGTAGTTTTTAGTCGTGGCGCCGCTGGGCATGTTGGAGTTTATGCTGGAGAGCATAGCGACAGGCATATCTACGTTTGGGGCGGCAACCAGAATAACATGATCTGCAAGGCAGTTTATCCCGTCAAGGATCTATTGGGGGTGCGGAGATGAGCGTGTTTCGACTCACGTCTGAGCAGACCGATCTCTACAGGACATCGACGGCAACGTCATTCGAGCGCGTAACGGATGCTGACCAGGGTGCTCAGCATCTCCGCACGAGGCTTCGTTTATTCGAGGGTGAGGTATTTCGCGACACGCGAATCGGTGTACAGTTTTTCTCGTTCGTGACGGTGATAGGTGTGCCACCATCGGCGATCGCAAATCACTTCGCAGCGATCGCCCTCGACACTCCAGGAATAACGGACTGCGAAATCACATTCTCGCTTGAGCCAGTGCGAGGTATTGTGCAGATAGATGCGGATACTGTATTTACTTTGGCGGACCAGCGAACGCGTGTCCCCATTCACGAGCGAATCATGGTAAACACTGGGGGGAGCGTCCAAACATGAGCACAGGTTTCATTCCGCCAACGTACGAGCAGATTAGGGCCGATATCGTCGCGCGCTGGAAGGCAACGTTTGGCGCCAACGCGGACACGGCGAGCGACACTGTCGACGGGCTCATCATTGACCTCGTTTCGCTTGGAGGGCAAAAGATCGCTGACGCGCTAGCCGAATGCTACGATCAGGGAAAATTCGGTACCGCAACCGGGCTCAACATTGACGCGATCATCGGGTCATTGTTCTTGAATTATCGACGACAGGCCACCGCGACGCAAGGCGAGCTTTGGCTATATGGAGCAGACTCGACGGTCGTGCCAGCGCTATCGGAGGTGGCGACGATTGACACCGGCGTCACGCTTCGCACGACGGACATTGTGACGATCGCCGATGGCGTTTATTTTGTGATGATCTTCGACGAGCTTGGAGCGCCGGACACGATCACAACGACGATCGGGGCGGTCGCTACGGTGACAAACGCGTCGGCTGGAACGGCCAGCGATGTGCGTACTGAGGTTGCGTTCGACCTGCTTGGCAACGCCAACGTAGCGCAACTTTGGTCGCTAGGCGAACAAGTCGACGGACGTGCAATTTTACTGATTCAGAAAACTTCGACATGGACAGAGTCTGTGACTGGTGGCGGCGTCGACTACTACCCGGCGACTCTCGGCTACATGGAGGCAACGAACACGGGTCCACAGTCTGCGAATGCAGGAACAGTGACGCGCATCGTCACGCCGGTTTCTGGGTGGGAGGGCTGCGTTAACATCATCGACGCAACGCCTGGCAAGCTCGCTGCTAGCGATGCCGAGTACAAATCAACGCACCTCGCTAATTTTCAGAGCAGAGGCTCAACGACCGGGCGAGCGCTTGCCGGCAAGCTCTTGCAGCTCGACGGAGTGACGCAAGTTCGTATATACCAAAACACGACGGATTTTATTGACGCTGCATTTCGCCCAGCGCATTCGTTTGAAGCCGTCGTGCTTGGCGGCGATCAAAACGAGATCGCCGAAACGATTTGGCTCAATCACGATCTTGGGATCGAGACACACGGTGGCGTGTCGATCAACGTCACCGACGAGCAGGGATACCTCCCACAAACTAGGGTCATACGATTTTCGCGGCCAACGTATCGATACGCATGGGCTAGACTCACAATCGCCGAGGGCGAAGGGTTCCCGGATCTTGCATTGGCTGACATCCAAGCGCTGATATCTGGCGCTATGGAAACATGGGGAAACGGTCTAGGCATCGGCCGCGACGTGCCGGTGGCTCAGGTCATCGGCGTCGTCGTGAACAACCTTGCTGGCGTTGCAGGCGTTGGGGTCGAGCTGGCAACGACGGTTTCGATTGTTGGGCCGCCATCTTATAGTCCCGCAAGTATCACGATCGGCGAGGTCGAGATTAGTGTCTGGTCGGCAACTCGAGTGGAGGTGATCCTCGCATGAGCACGCTAACGACATGGGGCTCGTCGTGGGGCTCGCAGTGGGGCGGAAGTGAGGGCGCGTTTGATTTTCGTGCGCTGCTCAAATCGCATCGATGGAAGCAGCTCGATTTCGCCGAGAATTGGACCAAGCTCGAACAGTTTATCGCCGATGCAATGGAGATGTTTGATTTGTGGGTCACCGATGAGGCCAGGCGAGTTGGCATCGATTCGGCCGTGGGTGATGAGCTCGATGATTGGGGGGCGATGGTAGGGATGCCACGAAACGGCATGGACGATGCACTCTACGTGCGAGCAATCAAGGCTCGCGCCCGCGCGACCATGGGCCACGGTGACCCGCAAACGTTTTACGATGTCGTAGCGATTTTCAGCGGTGGAAACGCTAAGGCAACGTTGATTGAATCGTTTCCGGCGAAAATCACTATTTGGCTGCACGGACTCACATACGCAGAGCAGAGGCAGGTCGGTGCGCTGTTTGATGGCGTGCCTGGTCTCGGTATCGGCTGCTTCATCGTCATCATCGACACAAACGGAGTTTTCCAATGGAGCGGACCAAATACTCCAACAGTTACACGACATTGGTCTGGGCCATCCTCTCCTACATCGGAGCATGCTGGCTTTGCGGGTGGAATTACTGTACAATAGGAGAAAACATGGCAACCAAACCAACAGGCGCAGATACAGTCCCAGATTGGCCGAGCAACGCAGTATATTCGGCCGGCCCTAGTATTGGGCAACCAACAACGATTGACCCTAGCGCGTTCGCTGGTAACGGACATATCGAAGGAGTGTCCAATCCAACGGATGCACGCGTGCAAAACGGGTGGCAGAAACGTGCTGGCGCATGGTGTCGATGGGTAGAGTCGGGATCATTCGCCGGCGAAGCGGATGCGCACATCATCGAGTGCGACGCCACCGGAAAGACTTCAGTTGCAAAACTAGATGTTCTTGGAAATCCTTCCTCTGGCGGTCCGTCGCTAAATGTCACGCGCGGAAGCCCAGGCAGCTACGCAGCCGTGCTAACGACGACAGGTGTGTCGTCTGTAATATTTGGCGGAGACGGAACCGCTGCGCAGATCACCGGCACAAACGTTCCTGGTTTAGCGATAGGAGTCACAGGCGATAACATCCCGCTGTTCCTGTTTCCACAGGCAACACGGCCAACGACGTTCACGGGAAATGACGGAGGGGTGTACATTGAGAAGATCGCAATAAGCGGAGACAAACCGCACGCCGTGAGAGTTGTTGCAAATAACACGCGCTTATCCATACCTACCTATCGAGATCAGCATGTCCATGCGTTCGAGTACGACAATGGAACTGACACCGTTTTCAATGGGGGACCGGGCGCGGATGTTAGTATCTTGCAGGGTCCTATGTTGTTCTACCAGGGTGTTGCGCCGCTTGATGCAAACATCCCTATGATGTATGATATCACGTTCGAGGCTACTGTCACGGGATTCGTAGCAACTCCCATTCAAGTGCATTTCAAAAACAACGGTACAATCATACGAACGTTCAATGTGCAGATCGATAATGCTGCAAGCTTCCGTGCGGTGAGCTTGCGAGGTATCTATCCCACAGGATCGCTAGTAGGTGCAGGCAACTCGTTTGATGTGACTGCAAACAAGGTCGTTGGCGGAGGTGCAAATGTGACCATCCACAACGCAATCACAACAATTCGAGGTGCTCGATGAAACAGGCCGTCGCATATTCGAGGGAGTTTAAGGACCTCATGCGGAAGGCCGATGTCGACATGGCACATCTGCATCCTCGGCACCCGGCGAGCGTTGCGACGTCGATCGCGTCGGATACCGCAGACACACTTCGAGGGCTAGCTGATGCGTATGGGGTGCCTGTTGGGAGTGTCATCAGGGCGGCGCTTGTGATCGGGCTGGAGGAGCTGCTAGGATCCGCTAAGGAGCTAGGTCACCGTGGCTAGGGAGAGGTTGCCGCGTGAGTACGAGGCTGCGCCAGACCTGGAGTCACTTGGTGACGAGGCTCGCCGCGGAGAGATGCCTATAGGTCGCGCGCTGGCAATGCTGCACCGATCGACTCAGATCACGTCGGAGGTCATCGATGCGATATGTGCGGACGCACGCAAGGGGTACGAGTGGGCCGCTATCGCGGCGCGTATCGGTGTCAGCAAAACATTGCTGGCGAATTGGATGAGGCGCGGTGAGGATCGTCGAAACGCGATCGATGAGTGGTTCGACCGTCGCCGAGACCTGCCGATCGACATGCCAGATGAGGAGGTCATAGCTGAAATTGGTGAGCCCCCTGCCGAGGATGATTTGCTCGTGCTCTACGATAGAGTTGCACGTGCGTTCGCCGATGGCGAGTGCACCATGATTGACGTGATTAGAGATGATGCGCTCGTTAACGGCAACGTGAGCTCGGCGAAGTGGCTACTGACAGCGCGGTATCCATCATGGCGCGCACAAGACAAGGGGCCGAAAATCACACCAACAGACGTGAGCGATGTCGATGTCATCGATGCGATAGAAAAAAAGATCATCGCTCATGAGCAGAAGTTAAAGGCGATCAATGGGGCTAACTCTTGATGCATTGATGAAAGTCGATCACCGCGTTAGAATGCGGTTGATTCGAAGCCTGAGCCCATCGGAGCGCTTGCAGTTCTTGCACTCGTGGAAAATATGGGGACGACCAAAGCAGCAGTGGGAGCCTGACACGAGATACACGTTTGTCACGAGCGGGCGAGGTTGGGGCAAGACTCGCATGGGCGCCGAGATTGCCCACAAAATGGCCTACGAGAACATCGAGGACTGCGGCGGCGTGTTGGGTATAGCTGGCCGCACGCATACCGACGTGGTAAAGGATCTCATCGAATCGCCCGGCGGCGTTCTTGCAACGCAAAAGCCTTGGAACCGTTGCCGCATTCACAAGGACGCGGTGTCGTGGGAGAACGGCACCGTTGGCTACATCATGAGCGGCGACACGCCGGCGAAGTTTCGCGGCAAAAATACAGGTTGGCTATGGGCCGACGAGTTTGCTCACTGGCAATATCCGCAAAAATGCTACGAGGCATTTGATTTTGACGTTCGCAATGGGGCAAGTCCGTCGATATTCATCACGTCGACACCGTTGCCTATTCCCATCGTGTCGCAGCTTTGGAACGATCCAAAGACGAAGCGAATCAACGGCCACACGAAGGAAAACGCGACGAATTTGCCGATCGATGTCGTGCAAGGTTGGCTCGAAAAATACGAGGGTAGCGACCTTGGCAAGCAAGAGCTTGAGGGGTTGATACTTGATACAAACAAGCACGCCCCGTTTGCAATCGAAGATATCCGACGAATCGAAGTCGAGTAGATGCCAAT